GGCTCTTAGTGAGTTGCTGGGTCTTTCTATATGGGGTGTGGCGAGGAAGAAGCTTTCTAGTGATCGCACACGCCTTAAAGGAGATCTAGCACGGTCTGAAGGAGCACGTGGGGTTTTTGAGCAGCAATACAATGAGCTTTCCCAAGCCCCGCGAGGAGATCCGAAGAAACGAGCTGCCGCTGCCAAGAAGGTAGCGGGCCTGTCTGGCCAGCTGCAGCGACTCAGCGTTGAGTACTCGACAGCTAACCAAAACGCGATGCAATCAGCACAACTGCTTGGGCAATGGAACGCTGAGATAGGTCAGCTTCGCCGTGAAATCACTGGCTGTCAGCATGAGGCTGCTAGTGTACAGGCCGGTGCCAAGTGCCCAACGTGTAATCGGGCCTACGCAAAGTCTGCAATTACTAGCATGGTCACTGCTATTCGAAAGCGTGAGAAAGCGGCGACAGACAAGCTAGCTGGGATTGAGGCTGAATTTGGCCCACTCCAGAAAAAGGCAGAGGCAAACAGAGAGACTGCCAATGCATTGACGCCTGCTATCGCTAAACTGCGATCCGAGTTGTCAGCAGCCGAGCAAGAGCTGAGTGCCACAGAAAATCATGCGGAGCAGCTCAAGCAAGTTGAGAAGCAGTACGTGGCGGAGAAACAGCGTTGTACACACCTACAGGGTCGAATTGCTGAACTCGAACTTCTGGATCGGGCCTTTTTTGAGATACCGATTTGGAAGATCGACGGCGTGCTTGGAATACTCAACCAACGGTTGGTCGAAGTATGCAATCAGGTTTGGGAATCTGAGTTTCTGGTACAGCTGACCTCGGAGCAGGATTTGAAGAAGGGTGGTGCGAAAGCGGAGATTGGCTTGGTTGTTCAGAACAAGGCTGGAGACTATCGTGGTTCTTCGCCTGGGCAACAGAGGAAGATTGATATCACTATCCAGTTGGCCATACGTGAGCTATTGATGTCCGCGTGGCCAAATGCTATTCCGCTACTTGTGTGTGATGACGTGGTAGACGTTCTGGACCCATGGGCCAAGAAGACCTTCTACAACAACTACCTGCTCCCTGCTGCTCAGCGTTCTTCAGTCTTTGTGTTGACTCCACAATCTGAGTACCCGGTACCGATCGACAAGAAGATACTGGTCCAGTACAGCGAGGAAACTGGTTCATGGGTGGATAAGACTACGGCAGATCCTGTGGTGGTGTTTGATGCGTAGTGACAAAAAGACAGAATCTTGGAGAGCGTACAAGAAGTTTTACGACGGTAGTACGGAAACTCCTACAGATGCTGAATTCGTACGCATATGGAACGGGTTATCTCCGTATGTTAAGGCCGTAATCAAGGGCAAGGTTTACAACTGTTCTGAGTTCGACATGGATGATTATCTGGCTGACGCCCAGCTGCTTCTATGGCAGCGGATGTGCCAGAGAAAATTGCCAGTAGAGGGACCAGCCATCTTCATAGGTGCTGTGAAGGTGATGACTAGGCAGATGTTGATAGACACCTACCGCAAGAATGATGCTGAGCGTAGGACCAGGAACAGTTACGCAGATCGAATTGAGACAACGCACCAACCGTGTTTTGCTACGAAGCTGTGGGCAGGTGAGTTGTTAAAGAAGCATCAGAATGTTCTAGCTGAGATGATGGTGGCACGATCCAGATTCAAGGAAGTCAGTTTCAGATTGACAAGTCAGTTGGTCGTGTTGTTTCAGCGCAGCAGTAAGATGTCACACATTCTGGATGTAATCGAGAGAACGGGTTACTGGGACCCGAAGTTCCTTTTGGAGCACCTACAGGTCTTGTACCGGTGGTGCTACTATGATTTGCGGACACAGACATTGGGATTGGCAGCATAATGGGTATGGTTCCAGATGCAGTGCTAGGTGTGTACCACAGGAACAAACAGGAATTTGTTTCGGTGCTCAAGGCAGCTGTTCTAGCCGAGGCTCAATTTGAAGTCCTTCCCGAGATCCTGGATATCTTCGGGGATGATGCTGTGAAGTTCTTAGAGATATTCTCTGGCCGGGTCATTTCGGTACCGCCTATACGTGACTTAGTCGCCAAGATGCGACAAGTCAGTGTCTGGGTAGCTATGGGCCAGGCAAAGAAGATGCGGCAGGACTACGAGGTTTCTGTCGAGGCTGTATCAAAACGTCTTGGTATGAAGAAGTCTGACGTTCGGAGCATCGATAAGAACATCTCAGACCTGATGGCACACCTTTCGATGGAGTTGAGACCAGAGCATGGCAACACCGAAGAAAAAGAAGGCTAAGCGCAAGGCCAAGAAGAAGACGCCTAAGAAGAAGAAGCAGAAGAAGAAATCTGCAAGTGAAACTGCTTTGCAATCCATGGCAAAGCTAGCTGGTGCGGAGGTATGTCATCTTTGTGATGGGCTACCTATGCGTAGTCTTGATGACTTTGAGCAGCACCTCTTCGAAGAGCATGGTGGTATCACCATGGCTGAGTACAGAAAGATGTATCCGAAAGCGGCGGCCGACTACCACGTTGATAAAGATCTGCTTCGTGTTGATGAAGTATATCGAGCAATGACTCACATGGTCAAGTACGGCAGATACCCAGCATGGTTTGATGCTTCCAAGAGTGTTGATGTGGGTGCTGCTGATGAAGCATTGCTGCGAGTCTTTGCTAGTCAGGTAATCGACACTCATCAAGACAGAGTCATGGGTCTGCTTCGCTACATCAACATTGTGTTACGTCGGCAGTTTGAGCCAGCGCACGCAGCACTTGGAAGCGAAGACGCTATAGAGAACAGGGCGCGCTGGGGAATTCAGCTGGTCAACGAGTCCGTAGGGATCATGCATAGGATAGTCGACCTGATAAAGAAGACTGATAGCCTGACCTTCAAGAGTGTACCTACCGGGAAAACAACGTTTGTAGCAGCTGCACAGATTGAGAATGCAGATGGCACGGATGAAGATCCTGGTGATAAGCAGAATAGGTTACAGCACCAAATGACTGCAGTTGTGGGCGAGCTTCACGGGATGGTTCAGAGTTTTATCATGGGTGGCCCAGAGCACGGAGAGAAACCGCCCTCACAGGTTGTAGACGTAGAGATCGAAGAAGTCATACCTGACGATCACGGGAACTCTGGAGGCAACGGGCATGTTTAGGCCGGACCCAGATCGACCAGTTCTTGAAGTTCGACAGAACTTGCTGCGCATGGCTATCACTGCACATCTTTCTGGTGATGACGAGTTCATAGTGGGTCTGGAACCTGAAGTTCGCATGCCCATACTCAAGATCTACAGCACGCTGGATGAGCTGGCAGGCTTGGTACGTGGCGTTGGTATAGCAACTTTGAAAGATAGTGTTTCTCGGATAGTCGATGAGATTTTGTGTGATGGTTGGAGTGAGACGGCGCAGAATATCGTACTGCAGGACTACAAGGATATCCCAGTAACCGCTAGACACTTCCTGACGGACCCGTACTTTGCTGGTAAGTTTGGTGAAGGTCTCTACCCAGTCAACTTTCGAGATACTTGTTGGTTGCTCAACCCAAAGAACCGTGTTTTCGAGTTGGTGTTGACCGGCAGTACGCGCTGGGGCAAGACCACGATGGCAGTTGTGTGTATGGCATACAGGATCTACCTGCTTTCACTCCTGCGTGATCCACAAGATTTCTTCGGGCTCATGCGTGGGTCTTCGTTACGGTACGGCATATTCAACGTTTTCAAGTACAAGACTGGTGAAATGCACCAGAGGATCTCATCTTTGATAGATGATGTGCCGTACTTCAAAGACAAGTTTCCCAGGATAGGACCTGAAGGTGCTAAGGAACTGAAGCTTCCCAACCAAGTATCTGTTCTTGAGGGTGCGTCTGAGCTGCATGCACTGGGTGAAACTTTCATTGGTACGATACTGGATGAGGTCAACTTCATGCGATCGGCCACGGGTAGATCGAGAAGTTCAGTAGAGGAGTCACTGGGCCAAGCTCAGAAGCTTTACGGCGCAATACGTGGTCGTCTTCGTAACCAGTTCGTCAACAGCCCTGGTACCTCAGCACCCTACTTCATGGCGCTGCTATCGCAGCGTCGTGCTAAGACAGACTTTCTCGAAGAGCACATCGAGGAACACGGGCACGAGGATGGTGTCTGCGTATTGAGTCGTGCGATTTGGGATGTTCAGCCACCAGGAACTTACTCGGGAAAGAAGTTCTATGTCTTTTGTGGAGACTCAACTGCCACTGGTCGCATCTTGACTGATGAGGAAGTGGAAGAGCATGATGCTACCAATGTGATTGAGGCACCGATAGAGCACAAGGTTGATGCAGAGAACGACATTGAGGACTTCATACGTAACGTAGCCGGGCGTGCAACGGTAGCAGCATCTGCACTTTTCAGGGTGCCTGAATCGATCCAGTTAGCTCATGACACAAATCTTCGTCACCCATTTGCTGCGGAGTGGGTAGTACTTTCAAACCTGTCAGACTTTCAGTTGGAGGACGCAGTACTGAAGGATGTACTGTTCACCACGAAAGCAAACAGGTATGAGCCACGGTTGCATCCGCGTGCGCAACGTGTCATGCATCTGGACTATTCGTCTACGGAATGCTCTGCTGGCATGGCTTGTGTGCATATGCATGATGATGGTGATGGAGATCCTGTGATCTTCACAGACTTCGTGCTACGCATCGATCCTCCGCCCAGAGCGCCCGGCGCGCAGCTGGATCTAGACAAAGTAGTGGGCTTCATCAAGTACTTGCAATCAAACGGCTTCGTATTCTCGATGGTGTCGTTCGACAAGTACCAATCACGACATTCGATGATTCTGCTCCAAAAAGAGGGAATAGCCACTGACTTCGTATCAATGGATGAGAGCGATGATCCGTATATAAACTTGAGGGGCTACTATGAATCTGGCCGGATCAAGACCTATCGCTACGCAACTTTGGAGACTGAATTACGACACCTGCAGCACGACATAACCGTGCAGAAGGTGTTCAAGCCTTTTACTGGGTCCAAAGACGTTTCTGACGCACTGGCTGGGGCTGTTTATGGATTGACCCCAGCGAGGAAGCGACCAAACAAGGAGAAGCTGCATAAGAGAATGCCGGTCGGGGGACCTGTACAGGCACCGGCTATCATGGTTGGAGGAAAGTAGATGCCCGACCGAGAACCTGAAGTAGTTGTTGAGGCCAGACCACGCCAAGGCATTGGCACAAAAATCTGGAATGTTGTTAATCGACTCCTGTATGGTCAGCCAAAGCCGTATCAGCGTAAGAAGGACTTGGACAAGACCAAGACCGACAAAGGATTTCCTGGCTACCTTGGTGATGAGGGCCAGAATATCTATTCCTTCTACGGTGAAAGAATGCGTCTTGGTAAGACTCGTATGGAAGTCTATGACGAGATGGACGCCATGGACTCTGACGATTTGCCATCGGCAACGCTGGATACGTATGCCGAAGATGCCACGCAGCGTGATCCAGCCACAGGCAGAACTGTTTGGATTGAAGACTGTAGTGACGACGTAAGAAAGCTGTGCGAGGAGTGCCTCGAACGTATTCAGATTGAGGAGTACGCTTTCTTGATTGCACGGTCTTTGGCCAAGTACGGTGACTTTCCAATCGAATTGTATTGGGAGCCGGGTGCTGGTGTTGGTCTCATACGTTTTCATCACCCTAAGAGATTCCGTCGTTACGAAGAACTGGAGAGCGGTACACTTCTAGGTTTCTACCTTGGGGATGGTGCTTACGGTGCCCAGGAACCGAACAAGCAACCTTGGGAGATCGTTCACTTCAGAATCTTCGGATCACTATCGGCTATGTATGGTACCAGCTTATTGGTGGCTGCCCGCCGAGCTTACCGAAGGCTACGATTGTCGGAGGACGGAGACGTTGTATATCGTATGCAACGACATCCTGACCGGGATGTATTCTATGTGGATTGCTCTGGGCTCACCGACACGGAAGCAGCTGACTACCTGGAGCGTTTCCGGGTTGGTATGAAGAAACAGAAGTACTACGACCCTAGCAACGGTGAGCTGCGGGAAGACTGGAACCCGTATACTGTCAATGAAGATCTTCTTGTACCACAGGTTCAAGGACGTGAGACAAAGATCGAACGGCTTAAGGGTTCAAGTAACTCCAACGACGCAACTGGATTGGACTGGTACCTGGCAAGGTACCATGCAGCAGCAAGAATACCACCTGCCTTTTTTGGGTACCAGATCCAGGGTGCACAACCGTATGATCCACAAAAGAAACTGACGCATCAGGACAGCAGGTATTCGAAGATACCAGCAAAGCTGCAGCGATACTTTCTGTTGGGTGTTCACAGGATCTTGCAACTTAATCTTGCATTCTGTGGTGTTGATCCAACTGATGAGAAAAACAAGCTTACCGTAGCAATGGCTCCGGTCAGTTACCTCGATGAGTTGCACAGGCAGCAGCTGATAGAGATACGTATCGATATCATCGATCGCTTGCTCAACCTTGGGCAGCAGGTTGGCTTCAATGCAGAAACATGGATTCGCTACGTGCTGCGGCAGTACGGTAAGCTTGCAGAAGATTTGATAGATGAATTGCTGGCCGGTGGTGTATCGCAGCCGGGTCAGGTTCCCAATGCCCCAGGAGCGCCTGATTCGGGTGTACCGGCCCCGCCGCCCAAACTCCCTGGACCAGGTGGTGAACCCACACAGATCCCACCTTCTTCCCCGCCAGCTGGTCCAAGTTTGGGTGTCGGCAACCAAGCAGGAATGATGGGGGCAGAGTTTGAGAACTTACCACCTGAAGTAAAGAATATGCTTACGGAATTGGCACAACGTGTCTCAGCTGCCAACGTCCTGATCGAAGACTGTAAGGTGGCTAGTGATCAAGCTGTGCGGTTCTTCCACAACGATCTCAGTGAGTCTCAGAAGTGGGAAAAACAGAATGTGCCTCCGAAGGGCACAGAACCAAAGGTAGAGAAGACTAGTAGGTCGGAGGACGTGGACGATCTGCTACCGCCTAGGGAGCCTACTAGAGAAGAAGACGAGTAATGCACTACACAGACTTCGTAGGTGCTTATGCAAGACGCTTTGGAATAAGTCATGGTGTCGCTAAGCAACTCGTTGATGACTTGTGTGATGAGCTAATCCGGCAGCTACTACTTGGTGAGACGGTGTACTTACCTAAGCTAGGCAAGTTCAGCGTGTCCGTCCCAAAGGTACAAGGCAGAGTGTCCAACCTGCCTGGTATGGAGGGTAAGCAAGCAGTCACGCGCATCAAGAAGCGGTTGGATTTCAAGGCTTTTCGTAGTGCAGAAGTCGCACTATCGAATAAGTCATTCATGTCGATGTTATCTGGGTCCGGCATCATCGTAACGGAATGCAGCGAGAAGGTAAGGAAGGAGGCGGCTATGGCCAAGAAGAAGAAGACTGAACGTGTCACTGTCGACATCCCTGAGGGTGTCACGCAGATCACTATCAATGTGAATTCTGCCAAGAAGAAGACAGGCAAAGGTGAAAGCAAGAGCAAGCAGCGATTGCTCGGTTAAGAAGAGGGTGAACCATGTTGGAGTTTCTCGAACTGATCTTGTCGTCGTTTCTCAGTGTCATTGCTCCTATCATCGGGACGATCGCGGGCATTCTGGGTTTGATCATTCTGTCAAAGATCATGAAGAGCTTCGGTCTCAAAGTAGATCAGCAGCAGCTCAGTGCCTTAGCTGATGCAGCTAGCCGTGCTACCAAATCTGTTGAAGCTTGGGCAGCGAAACAGGCCGCCGCATCTGGTACTGCCCCGTCGTCCAAGGCAAAGGCAGAGAAAGCTGTAGCCATGGTCAAGACGTTTCTCAGCGACAACAAGATCTACAATTTGGCTGAAGACAAGATCTCTGAAGCAATCGAATCCAAGCTTGGTGAAAATGCCATAGAGCTTGATGACATAACCAATCTGATCCAGAACCGTAAGAAGGCATCGGTGGGAAACTGACATGCCCCGACTTCTTCAACTTTCTAGGGGAACGTGGCCCGCTTGAGATGCTGCTTCCCCAGTTGGTTGGTTTGGAGCGGGGAGAGATACACCCGAAGGTTGTGGAACATGCTAGATTCGTAGATCCAGTCATCGTGCAGAATCTGCGCCGATGGTTCAACAAGGAGGCTGGTCATGGCTGGGATGGTGAAAGAATCTTCAAGTACTGCTATCGTTTCTGGAAGGTATTGCAAGCTTACCAATCAAAGCGAAAGGGTTGGTCTCGTGAGAAGGGCAAGATGGTGTTGGACAAACTTAAGCGCACGTTTGGTTGTAGCACTCCTGCTCCTTCTCTGTTGCTCTTGTTCGGACGTTGAGGCCACTTACGAGTTCCCGGACATTTCTACCGGGTTCGTTGTAGCTCAAGATCGTGTCAGTGTGCTTATGGCGATCGAGATGTGGGACACCAATCGTTTCGCTGGTGACTTCATCATGGCAGAAGATCTTGCTGCTGTTGGGTTAGGTTGGCGTGCAACGAGTATCTTCGAGATCAAGGTTGGTTGCTTTTACGGTTGGGACTTTTCTCTTGACAGCCCAACGTATGGCATCGCGTTCCTGATGACCGAGTTCTAGGGGTTCATTGCCTCGCCGGGCCTGGCGGGGTATTATAGTAAGCCACGCTCAAAGGGGAATGGGTGATGACGCAGTCTAATACAAAAGGAAATTCGTTTGAACGCCTGATGTGTAGGCAGTTCTCTTTGTGGTTCAGTAAGGGTCAGTACGATGATCTCTTTTGGCGGACCTCAGGCTCCGGCTCAAGAGCTACTAACCGAGAGCGGGTTGGTAAAGACCTCACCAAGTACCAGCACGGTGATATGACTCATGTGCGTCCTGAAGGTCGCCCGCTACTGGACTACTTTTCATTTGAGTTCAAGTCGTACAGTGGGATCGATTTTCACGGGATCTTTCACACAATAAATCCCGCGAAGTCGCTCCTGAGTTTTTGGGCGAAGTGCGTTCGTGACGCTGAGCAGAGTGGCCGAGTACCTTGGCTTGTGACGAAGGTGAACAAGGGTAAGCCGATCGCGTGGGTCCCGTGGTCGTTGCTCTCCACTTTCCAAGCCAGTGGTATGCCAGTCTATTCTGAGCGTGGTTGTCAGTTTTGGGTACCGCCCATGGAGGTTGTAACCAAACGAACGTATGCTCGCCGTAAGAAGAACAAGAAGGGAGTCAAGGCCAAGAGAGCGAAAGCGGGGAAGGGCAAGCCGAAGATCGAGAAGTACTTGTTGCCAGAAGTGCAGCAGGTTATTGGCATCGATTTGGCGTATGTTCTGGCGTGTCTCGACCATCCTGGCAAGCTCGTACAGATGCTGGAATACATCGGGCTCTCAGGATTGCCCGTCCCTAGGAGGAAGGACCCGACGGATGCAGCCACGTGAGTTTTTCGATCGAGTATCTGATCATGAAGACTTGGCTTGGGTAGGATGCAAGAGCGCCCAGGATCAAACTTCTGCTCAGGTATTGGTCCGTTGCAAGAGTACTGGCGCGGTATTCTCTCTTGCTGTGACCACTGTAATAGAGCACCCATGGAAGCAAATCTTCGGGGTGTTGACTGGGCAGAGATCACCGCGCATTATGACGCACATCACCAGAATAGTCGGGTATTACTCTCAGCTGCACAATTGGAACAAGTCCAAACTGGCTGAGTTGAAAGACCGACAACGGGGGCATTACATACTCCCGGAAGTAAAGGCTAAAGGGGACGGTAATGGCGAAGGCGCATGCACGCAGAGATCGTCGTACGAAGCGGCAGGAGAAGCAATTAGGCTCTGAGATTATGGGGGTAGCGACCGACCTCAGGGAAGCCTTGAGGCCGGTCGTTGCCTTTCGTGGTGAGCTAGAGAAATGCACCACACAGGAGCAGCTCCAACTTGCAGTGCTTGAGGGCGACCTGCCTGGGCATATCAGCAAAGTATTGGATCTACACCAGAGCTTGATGCTTGCGTTGGCTTTGGGGGCCAGGGTTGAGGCTGAGCGTTTGGGTGAGGTTGATCTTGGCCGTAAGATTGAGAAGCAGGTTGAGGTGGAGAAGCAAGAAGCCACTAAGTATGTGGCTCCAAAGTCGTCTTTCTTGGACGACTGATTCATTGAATAACTCCTTGACCCAATCAACCATGTAGGGTACTCTACTGTGGCCAACAGTATGCTCAAAAAGCAGCTGATTTTGCTGTTGACTTATTAAGTAGGTCATCTACGCTGCTGGCGACAGGAGGGAGGAACCCCAATGAGTAAGAAGAAGAAGAAGCGGGGTACACGAGGGGGCTGTAGGGCTGGCGCTGGTCGCAAGCCTATGGCTCCAGAGGAGAAGATGACCAGTATCAGTTTCGCGCTGCCGATCCCTTTGCTTGAGCGCATTGACGAGCGCCAGCATGTCGAGGGGCGCGGAAGTCGGTCGGAACTGTTGCGTATCTTCTCTGAAGAAGGTTTGGCACGGAAACCGAAGCAGTCGAAGAAGGGAAGTGTGGGCGCATGTCGGACGGCACAACCAACGAAGTAGCAGGTGTAGCAGAGAATTGGCCGGAGGAACGTGAGTGGCACCCCACAGATGCTCGCTGGGGTGAGCAGCCGAGGCCGCCTGTAGAGGATCGTGAACCAAGTCTCAAGTACGATCGAGCACGATGTCCACTTATGCCGTTGCAGGACTACTTGGTCCTCCGTGTTGACAACCTGGATTTCGTCACAAGCAGTGGACTTGTAGTGGCTGCTGATGGCGCTGCCGACGGTGCCGGTTCGTCAACTCCGATACTGATAGTAGTTCGCACTGGCCCGGATGTGAAGCACTACAAGCCGGGAGACTTCGTTATCACCAACCCTCGTAACAATGAGCTTGGTTGGGCATGGTCTGATCCTCGGCCACCACACACAACAGACACATACATCATGATGCGAGAGAAAGTGATCATTGCTCGTATTGATCATGAGGTTGTGGAGCAGTTGAAGTGTCGCGGTCGCTATCTCAAAGAACAGCAGAAGCTGCGTGAAGAAGCTGCTGAGAAAGAGAAGGCCTACCGAGAATCAGATCTCAATCCGAACAAAGGCAAGGAACTCGTTGATGCCACTGGTAACCCGATCAGCAAGAGTGGTATGCACGAAGAAAATTTGCCGGAGGGCTTGACCCCAGATACACCTACACAGTAGATTGTCTCACTCGCATCCCTTACCCCTTCGGGGGTCGGGAAGCGTGCCTGGCACCATTCTCCGTTCCCACCGCACCTGGGCCACCGCTGGGCACGCCTTCCGACCCCTGATTCTTTTTGAAATACTATTAGAAAAATCAAAATAGGCCTTGCGCTGGAGGCTACAGTTGTGTTAGGCCAGTATATGGTGTGAAAAAACTATCAACTTATTCATTGACAGAAAAGTGGTGCTCAGTATACTACACGTGAACAAGTAGCGTGAAGTTTAGCTGATACTAACAAGAGCGGCATGACGGCCGTTAGAGAGTGTGGTAGCGATGGGGCGCTCGAAGTACATCTACACATTCGTACCGTCTGGGGAAGTACCAAGCCTGAATCTTCGTACAGGCATGACACGTTCTGTCTGTGTTCAGAATGCAAAGGCTGCGGCATCGAAGGACGGTGTTAGTCAAGATGTCTATCGCCGGGCTTTGGAAGATGCCCAAGGCCACCGCAGTGTTGATGATTCTCAGGGTTGGCAGCTTGTCAACACTATTGGTAAGAAACAACTTTCTGCCAAGACCAACCCGGAGATCGCGGAACCGGTTGTAGCTCGGGAATGTATCCGCTGTATTCAAGAGGTACTGCCGAACGCCGCCGCGCTCAGCAACTCCAGAGTGATGCATTACAGGCGTGACGGCATGCTCGAAGCGATACAGGCAATCAAGCGGCATTTCAACCTGAGCTGAGGACCTGCTATGGACGTAAAGGACATAGTGTTTTGGGATGGTAAGACTGATCCCAAACCCAACGAAGTTTGGGTCCCAGCACCTGGCTTTGAGTCATACTACCTCGTTTCCAGCTTCGGTCGCATTCTTCGGATAACCGGAGGTTGTGGCACTAAGTTGCATGGTAAGAAGTGCTACTTACTCAATCCGAGGGTGCCTAACAGCAAAGGCTATTTGAGCGTCAAGCTCTGCGGGGATGGTAAGCGACGATCGGTGAAAGTTCACACGATCGTTGTCGAGGCCTTTCTTGGTGGTATGCCGGAAGACGAGTACGGTCGTTATGAAGTGCATCACATCAAACCAGACGAGAAGACCAACAACAGACTAGACAACCTGGAGTGGAAGTCAGCCAAAGAGAACCGAGAAGAACAATGGCATAGGTACTACACACGCGGGGAGGTGGTCTGGTGAGTGATCGTGATGAGAACAGATTCAACGGAATCATCTTCAGCCGGAAGCCGCAAGAGGTTGGTGAACGTCTGGCCGAGCAGTTCCACAAAGACATGCGGGACTGTCGTGTCTTCAAAGATGAAAGTGGCAGCCAGATACAGGGCACGTTCAAGAAGCCTATGTCAGCTCAGGAGATCATCGAGCGCACACGGGAAGCACTGGAAGACTGATGAGCAAAATACCAGACCCTGAAGAAGTACAGAAGCGGCTGGACGACATGGAAGTCAAGCTTCGCAGCTTCATGGAGTCTATCGGGATGCCACCACATATCCTGGCGGCTATAGCATTCGATGAGCAGGTTGGTGCTGACGAGCGACAGTTTGCTGCGGCTATCTTGATTCCTAGTGACATCAAGCTGCCGCACTTCCAGATCATGATGGCTGGGATCTTCGCTTCGGTGTCCAAGCACAACCCTGTCGAGGCTGATCGATTGCTGTCCCTGATAGCTCAGTCGACACATGCAGAGATTGCGGCACACCAGAGGGCCAAGACCCAGGCTGCGAGAGAGCATCCGCCACACACAATGAACTGATAGGGGGACCGGGTGAGTCTTGAACTACTTGTGGCAGAGGTGGCTGACATACTGGGACTGGAGTCCGGCGCGAGTCCTGAGCAGATCTTAGAGCGATTGCGGGAGGTCATGCTCATGGCCGGTCAGGCTTGTTCAGCTGGGATTTCAGACCCTATGGTGGTCATAGACCTGTCTGATAAGGTTGGAGAGGCCGTTGGACCGGTTTCAGGGGGCTCAGAACCACCATGGATTGCTCCTAAGGGCCTTGATCGTGCCGCTGGTACTGATGGATGTCCTACAGGGATTTTTGGGCTCACAGGGGCT